CGCCCGCTAGAACTACAGTGCCTGTTTGTCCCGATGCCTTAACCGTAACGGAGTAGGTTGCGTCTGTATTGACAACCAGATAGGTCTTGCTCACGCTTGGGGCCGTGATAGTTACGTTTGCTGCCAAGGAACTCAGCCTGAGTACGTAATACTGCGCAGTGGTAGCGCCAATATTGGTAGCCGAACTTGTACCCTGCGTATTGGCAAGGGTGAGCGCATTGGATGTAAAGGACGCCGAAGTAAGCGCCAACGACCCCGAAATGGCAATGTCTAGGTAGGATGTAATTGAGTTGTTTACATCATCACCCCACGTACCTGACTCCGTGCCGGTAACCGGTTGCCCAAGGGCTAGGTTGGTTGTGTAATTAACGGTCATGATTAATCCTTATACGGCAGGAGGTGTAGGGTCTGGCACAGGCTCTGCCCAAGGCAATGCTGGCTCTGTTACAGGGTTAATCTTAGCTGCAATTTGGGCTGCAATTGCGTCATTGACATGGGTTTCATAGCTTCCGGTAACGACAGGTTGAATCCAGCTAAGCACAATATCTTGGGTTAATTGGTCATAGGGCACAAAGCTGGTTTGGCTTGGATCGGGCGTTAAAGGTGTAGCACCACTGAACACGCCAGTAATACCGTTTTCATCCGTACCGGTTTTTGTCCAGAAAGTTTGAATAACGTAATCTGTTTTTCCTGCAACGGTGGTTGCTTTCATGCCTGTTACGGCCCATGTGTATGTAATCGCCATGATTAATCTCCAATAAGTTTATTGACAAGGGATTCAAGTTGGGCTACGCGGGCTCGTAGATCAACAACTTCTTTTGCAAGCTCTACAGCAGAAACCATAGCGGCACTACCATAGTTAACGGACAGAGTGTCAGAAGCATCAGTTTGAACTACTTCTGGTAAAAACTTTTGTAAGCCTTGGGCTGAAATACCAGCTTGTCGCTCGTCAGAATCAATACGTGTGTATGTACCAGACTTAAGTTGCGCAAGAGACTCGATAAAGCTGTCAGGTAATAGTGCCCAGTCTTTCTTTAAGCGTTCATCAGAATACGCAGTGACGTTACCTGCCATTGTCAGATTGCCCGACATATCCATTTGCAAACGGTTAGCAGAAGCCGACCATCCACCAATACGAATTACGTTATCGGAGTCTAAACCAAAGTTAACAGCATAGTAACCGCCACGGTGAAATGCCATTACTGCGCCATTACCGCCCGTCGAGTACACATTCATACCAGTCCCGGATACTGAGGCAGTATTACCTTGACCGTACATGAAGGCGGAATAAGTTGATCCGTTAGTAAAGTTTACAGTTCCACTAAAAGTACATGTACCAGCCGCGTTAACAATATTGATGTTACTTGTACTTGCGGGATCTACGTAATAACCAGTATTGTTGTAATCGTAAAAAATCGGCGACCGAATATCGGAAAATCCGTAAGTGCGGTCTGATTGAAATTGGTTGACGTTGGATGTACTTGCAGGGTCTACGTAATAACCTGTGTTGTCGCTGTCGTAGAAAATACCTGCGTATAACGCGCCGCTGTTGTAATTGTTACCGTACGTTGGAAACTCATACAATGTTCCATACGATGAAGCAGTGGATTGCTGCGAACTAATGTACATCCTTGGCTGGCCATTGCGCTGTGTATGAAGCGCACACATTGACAACACATCTCCACCAGAATAGCCGTTAATCCATAGGGTATCAGACCAATAACCTGCTACAGCAGTCATGGCAACTTTTAAGCCAACACCGTTGTTAAAATATGTCTGTGGATTAAGCTGCTGACCGCCAACATAGTTTGTTGTTGTGTAATTAGAACTGCCACTGACTGAACCGCTGATTGTGCTGGAAACAGTTAAACCAGCAAAGTTTGATGTACCGTTTGGGTCTACGTAATAGCCAGTATTGTTGCTGTCGTAGAAAATTGGCGCACGGACACTTGCACCTGCTTGAATAATGGTGTCAGAATAAAACTGCGCACTGTTGTAAGTACGAACCCACGTGCTATCAATAGCATAGATACCAACAGCATATGAAGCGTTGTACCAGCCTGTGTTACCGCTTGATCTAAACCAGTTACTACAACTAAAAGAACTGCTTTGCCCTGCGTCATACCCAGCGTATGCACGTCCAAAAGCTGAAACATTTAAGTTTGATGTGCCGTTAGGGTCTACGTAATAACCTGTGTCGTTGCTGTCGTAGAAGATTGGTGCGCGATAGTCGCCGCTGGTTGTATATGTGCCTGTGCCACTAGCTTTGTTTGTCAGGTTTGCAAAATCTACAGACCCCGCAGTATCAGCGTACCCCGCTGAAGCTTTGATCCAAGAACCCCATGTGCCACCTTCTCGTGTACGATAGAATGTGTACATAGTAGCATTTGATCTTGCAATAGCAGTCATTAATGCATAAGAACTATAAGCATATTCATTGCCAAGACCTTGAGTTTGCACATAATACTGATAACCGCTTTGAGGTGAATCACCAGCAGCAGAGTTCTGCATATACCAAACACCAAAATTTGGTATGTCTGCAAAGCTTTGGTATGTGCCGTGGTTTTGACCACTGTTATTCCACATTTGAATTTTGCTAAGGCTATTTAATAAACTAGCATTTGACGCTGTTGCAGCGTTACCCGTGCAAGATGCGGATGAGCCTGTTACGTTAATACTCCAAGTACCCGAAGCTCCAGTACCTGTTAGTGTGGGGGCGTAGGAGTTGTAATTGTTTGAGTGTAGTAGTGGGTATGAATTAACAGCATGTGCGGCAGTCCCATCTGGGTTTGAGTACTGAACCATTGACAAACTACCGCCACCGGTACTTACATTTCCTGTTAACCCTAAGTAATACGATCCCCCAGAATTAAACATAACCTTTGAACTATTGTCGTAGGTCGCGGTGTAAAGGGGGCCGTTTAATGTTCCGCCGTTTAAATTGCCTGTCAATGCAGCAGTAATCGTCCCTGCGCTGAAGTTACCCGAGGCGTCACGGGCTACTACCTTTGAAGCTGTATTGGCGGACGTTGCATCTACTGTCCATGTCTGCGCCGCTGAGCCGTTGTAAGCAGTGCCAGATAAATATGTACCGGCGGTCAAGGAGTTAGCTACAGAGCTTGCCTGTCCAGTCAAAGTTGCCGTTATCGTCCCAGCACTAAAGTTACCCGAGGCATCCCGCGCCACAATGGTTGAGATTGTGTTTGCGCTAGTAGCGTTAGAAGCGACTGTGAATGTTGCGCCAGTGGCTTGGTTAGCTGTAAAAGTTTGGGAACCAGACAGGCCCGTACCTGACGTATTCATCGTCAGTGTGGCGTTATTGACCGTTGGGAGGTCAGAAGTTAGCGCCAAGGTTCCAGTGGTGTTAGGGAGCGTCAGAACCGTGCCTGTTCCTGCAACTGCATTAGGGATAACTTGGGTCGTGCCAGAGGTAGTCCCAACATAGGTCTCACTCAAAATACCCGTTAACGCTAAATTACCAGAAGCCCGGTTCAGCGCAACGGCGGTAGTTCCTACGTAGGCCGTGGAGTTACCTAGAACGGCTGAAGGGATCGTCCCCGACAAGTTGCCCGCAGTCAGACTGGTTAAGTTGGCTCCGCTTACCGCACCAAACGATGCAGACCATGTACCCGAAGTAACCGTGCCGGTTGTAGTCAGGCTAGACGAACCCGCCAGTGGCGATGCGCCAACCGTGTTGTATGAAATAGTCCGGGCAGCAGAACCGTTAAACGTAGTGCCCGATGCATCCCCTGCGCCGCCGTTGTTGAAGGTAGCGTTGTTGGGTAGAGAAATAGCTGAGTATGCAAACGCAGAGCCCGTCCAGTTAAGGAACGTACTCGCCACTGTTGGGGCTGTGACAAACGATGTAGTAGCTGCGCCTGTCTGGTAGGGAATCTGGTTGGCTGCGCCGCCAGCTATGTTTGTAGCCGTAGTTGCGCTTGTAGCTGCTCCGCTCAATGTAGCGGTTATCGTGCCCGCAGAGAAGTTGCCGCTGGAGTCCCGTGCAACTATTTTTGAAGCTGTATTGGCTGATGTGGCATCCACTGCAAATGTACGGGCAGCGGAGCCATCGTATGTACCCCCGCTAGTCAGGTACGTGCCAGCCGTCAAAGCGTTAGCTACAGAGCCCGCAGAGCCCGATATATTGCCAGATACAGCCGAGCCATTGATCGCAATAGCCGTATTGGTAATAACCGTAGCCTGCCCCTGAGAATTTACCGTAATGACCGGTACGGATGAGGCGGAGCCGTAGGTAGCAGCAGTTACACCTGTTGTCGCAATGTTAAACGTGGTGGCTGGGGAAAGGGTTAGTCCTGTGCCTGCGTAGTATGTAATCGGCGCATTGAACTGCAAAAACGTCAATGCTGTTGTGCCAACCGTAATTGGTAGTGGTGTTTGCTGAACCCATGCCGTAGAAGCCAAGGTTCCAGAAATAACTAAAACGTAGTCGCCTTGGTCAATCTCATTAGTGCCTGTTCCAGAGGTGTCGTAGTCTGTTGCACGGGTCAAGATAAACGGCAAAAGACTTGTGCCTGCTTGTGTAACAACGTAAATGCCGTTATACGCAGCGTTACCACCAATTTCGTCTTTGACTAAAACCCGCTGGGTAGCCGTAGGAGAACCGCCGCCTAAAGATAAAGCGCCATTGGCTGTAGCCGTAATGGTCGCCCCAACACCAGAAGCGCCGTTGTTATACGTATATGCAGGTAGCGCGGCAGTAGAAGCGTAATTAGCAGGCTGGTGATAGTTAAGCCCAGAAGAAATTGAGTCTGCGTATTCTTTATTAACGATATCGGTGGCGTTGGTTGGCGCAGCGGTAATTGTTCCCGAAGTCAATCCCGCAGAAGTGGCTGTAATAGCGCCAAAAGACTGCTGGACTACAACGCCAGAAGTGTCCCGCCAGACTGCGTTCTCGGATGGGTACGTAACAAAGACATCTACCGTGTTGGTGAAGTTAACTAACGACCCGGAATTAGATGAAGAGAGTGGGGTAGCGTTACGAGTCAGCGTTGTACCGGAAGACGTGTAAGTACCGTAGTTGACTTCCCAATCGCCAGATATGGGGTCATAAATAGCAAAGTAGGTAGAGTTACCGTTGCCTACTGCGGAAAAAGACTGGAACCCTGTGACAGAGCCGCTCAGAGTAATCGTGCCTGTACCCGGTGCCGCAGCGGTTTGTTTAACTCTATCTTTGAGTACTAAAGCCATTTTGAATCCTTACGACGGTAGGTTAGTCCAACCGGGTGCTTGCTCATCATCAATATTCTGCCATCCGGGAGTCTGGACATTGCCAATAACTTGCCATCCGGGGGTCTGCGCATTGCTTATATCTTGCCATCCTGCGGTCTGCACGTTGTTGATATTTTGCCAGTTTGCGTTCTGGCTGTCATCTATTACCGCCCAGACAAGAACATTACCAATAGAGACAAGTAGCTGTATGCCTGTGGGGTAGGCATTTACCGTGAGCAACGCAACATTTGCGTCTATGCCGGAAACAAACTCTGCAATAGAACCCGCAAAAATGACCTGCGTAGCTACGGAGTCTACAGCCGAAGCACTCTCAGAAATAGATACTGGGATTAGCAGACCGCCAGCAACGGTATCTACCCCTGACAAGGCTTCAGAAATTGAGGCTACAAACGTAGCTGCAACCGTATTAGCGTCAATCCCACTGATTGCTTCTGCAATAGCCGCAACAAAATCAGCTTGGGCGGTACTAATTGCAATAGCTGAAACACCTTCAGCAACAGATGCAACAAATGCAACTTGGGCTGCTACAGAATCAATCCCAGATACAGCCTCTGAGATGTTCAGGGAAGCTATGAAGTTGCCAACAACCGTCTCAAGAGCGCTTGCGGTTTCTGAAATGCTACCGGGGTATGTACCGAGCGAAGACACGGAATCCGTAATAGATGCGGCTTCAGTAATGCTACCCGGATATGTGCCCACCGCAGACACCGTATCTAGCCCACTTATTGCATCAACTACGGTGACGTTAAAAATGTTGTTTATCGTATTGGTTACATCTACCCCAGATGCAGATTCGATGTTTGCTGCTACAAAAGTAGTAAGGACAGACTGGGACTCCAGCGCAGAAGCTGTCTCGGCAATCAATCCCCCCGCAGTAAAAATAGCATCAGCAGCTTCAATGCCTGAGCTTGATTCGGAAATAGCAACCGCAAACGCATTACCCCCAGCGGAGGTGAATGGCGCTTGTGCAAAGGTTACATCCCCGAACATACCCTATCAGGTCGCGGTCAGGGAAAACGTGTAGGTTACGTTTAGCGTATCGCCGGAAGCAACAGACTTGTCTCCACCAGTAAAGTCGCTTCCAGAGAATAGAACACCAGAAGTGCCAGTAGCAACGCTGCACAAGAAAGCACCAGCAATCGTAGCCGTTCCAGTCATTGCAAAAGATGAAGTAGAGGCCGAGTTACTGATAACTGATGGGTTTGCCGTAGTAGCCGAACCAAACGTAACTGCTTTGCGGTTACCTGTATAGGCGGTGTTCTCAGTCCAACCAGCATGGGATGCCAACGTATCACCAGCGGCAAAGGTTGTACCGGAGCCGGGGCCAGTGACCAAACCAATGTACCACGTAGTAGTCTGCGCACTACCAGCAAGGTACGCGCCGTTCATGTTAGCAAGACCCTGATTGACCACTAGGTTGTGGGCTGATTCAGTCCATTTAACCTGACCGTCCGGGCCTACGCACTCAACTGTGTACACACCACCAGCGCCGACCATATCGCCAGCTACTGGATTTGTAATGAGACCAGCGGAAACTTGGTCTTTTGCTGAACTGTATTCCATGATGAATCCTTAATAAATACGCACAATGGCGCTGTTGGCATCGGGAGTTGGGAAGATGATCTGGAACGTATCGTTGTTTACGGTCTTGTCTGAACCAAAGTCCAGCACAGCAACAGATGGGTTACCAGAAACCGTTGAGTTATAGATCAAAGCCCCACGGCATGTAAACGTAGCATTTGTCCAGCTTGTGTTGTTGAACGAAATGTACGCCGTAGGTACGCCGCTGCTATTGTTAGTTGCAGTGGGCGACAATGAAATCACCAACGTGTTTCCACCTGCCGTATACCCCGTACCAACCAACTCACCGCTTGTGGTGTACGCAGTGGTCGTAGCGTTGATGTTTGCAGCGGCTGTGTACAGAGCTACTTTAAAAGTATTGGGTGTTGTTGGGCCAAAGTTGTGTACTGCCTGTAGCAGTTGAACTTTAAAGCTCGTCGTTGCTGTTTGAAGAATGCTCATGTAACCGCCTGCCTGTATTGACCACTACGATATGCGTCTTGACGTTCCATGCCATCTGCCAAACGCTTAGCTAGGGTAAGGGCTTCTTTGTACTTACCATCGTACAACGCAATTAAGTCAGCCTCACCCTTCATGAAGGTGTACGCTTCTACCAGTGAGCCGTACAGCAACACAGTGTCAAAGTTATCGCCAAGCCAAGTAGTACTTGCTGTGACAATAGACTGAGGGTAATAATAGTAGTGCAGTTCTAAAGAGTAGACCGCATCAGGGGTTGGCCCCAAAATGAACGAGAGTTCGTTCACATCATTGCTTTGAGAGCCAAATAAAGCGTAGTACTTAGGGATGGCAGTATCGGTAGGTATTGGGTACGCCTGACGAATAAAGTTAACATCCTTGTTCAGCAGGTACTCGTATGCGCCCGTAGCGTCAATTACTGCCATCGAATACGGGGCTAAAAAGTCAGCAGGGCAACCCACATACTTATTGTTAACTGAGGTAGAACCCGTCACATTCTTGCGAATGGATGGGAATTGCATTGAGTTGTAGATGCGCTGTTCCGCTTGCTGGATGAAGCGGTTGATCTGATCCGCAGATGTCGAAGTCAGTAGCGCCGTACCGGTTCCAGAACCTACTCCAGTAGCCGTAAAAACTACACCAACGGTATTGGCAGAAGCACCAATCGCTACAAAATTGGTTGTACCAACTGCTGTAATTGTGTAGCTTGACCCAACAGTAAAACTTCCAGCCGTATACGAACTTGCAGTAGTAATCGTCGGAAAAAAGTTTTCCGTATAAGTTTGTATTGCGGACGAAAGTTCAGCGTAGTTCATGCCATCGGGCCTCGTGCCATCACGCCTTTAGTAGCTGCGCCAGTACCACGGATTTTGATACCATCGGTCTTAATTTGCTCATCACCAGCGGACTTGCTAAACTGACCAAGAGAAATATCGTTGGTTTCTAGCTTGCTGCGATTGGGTTCTTTACCGGGGGTAGAAGAAATGCTCATGGCACTACCATCCATCGTATGCGGTTTTGCATAGACAGTAGCAGAGCCAACTTCTTTGCCGCCTTGTTTCATAGTGTACGCCATAACTTACCCCTTTTGATTCATTGCACGGGACATGTTTTTGCCGTACTTCTTACGATCTGCGCTAGTAGGGCCACCTTTTTTTAACTTCAAGGTAGTTCCTTTACCGCCCTTATGCTCTTGAGCATCGTGCTGCTTAAACGCTTTTTTAATCATGGCCTTGTCTTGCGCCACATCACTCTTCATATCTTCTTTAGCCATCATGGACTCCTATGAAACCGTTATCGTTACTGTACCAATTTGTACGCCTAATGCCAAATAATTCGGTGTTAACGCCGCATCAAAATACCTAGACCCACCAACTGGATTCCAACCCCACTGAATATCCCTAGACCCAATAGAAGGATACCCAAAAGCATTTACATTGTTGCTATTATTATCCAAAATCTGTAGCCCAGTTTGCCCAGCCATCAAATAACTTACATCTGGCCTTGGCTCCCGTACTGCTTGTGGGTCATTGACTGGATACATACCCAATAGCAATTGCGGATGGTCAGGATCCCAACAAGTCTTACAAACTTTTACCTTAAAGGGTTTGGTTTTTACTGTTTGTGTCCTAAGCTCTTTTAACTTATAGCGTTGCCCGCACCGGTCACATTCGGCAATTGCAAACTTACCGGAAGCAAACCGATTAGGCATAGAACATGTTCCTTGGAACAAATCTTAGCGGCGATGTATCCCGGTCTTCCGCAGAAGCAATGTCCCACTGCTGCTCATATTCCATCTTCAATGCTGTGACTCGATCAGGGCTTACATCAGGCAGCTTCATGCCCAATTGATAGGCCAACCCCGCAACCATGCAGGGGATAAAACGGAATGGAATATCCTGTACGCTAACACCAGTACCAGCGTCTTGAATCCTACGCATGCGGTAATACACCAGTGTGTACTGGTCACCCGGTGCATTAGGAGTAGGCCAAATGTTGACACATGGGGTGTTTTGTACAATCAATGACGCACCATTAGCATGGGTTGCAGCAGTCGTATTGTTCTGCCCACGGGCGCAATTAACCAACTGGTTACCTACGATGTTAGGGTAACTGATAATTTCATTATCTATTTGTATAAACCCAGAAGTAGTTAGATTAACTACTGAAGATACCGTAATAGTCGTAGCTGTAGCCGTAATCCCACCTGTTTGGTTTATAACAATACTTGTTGTATTTTGCTGGCCCGATTGGCGGTTGAACCACATCTGGATTGGACGACCTTGAGCCAACTTGTTAGGGATGCTCATGTACGTAGGTTCAGCAATCCGGCTGATGTTGATATCAATCTGGTTGGTAGTACTGTTGTTCTGGCGGATAACAGAATCCAAGATATCAATCGTATTAGCTGGTAAGGGGTAAATAGCTTGTCCAGTAACTAGCGGAATTTGCCCTTGCTCTACCGTCCAAAAGTTCAACCCACGGTTAGCCCACTCAATCGTCAAAATGTTTAACGAACGGCGAGCAGTGCGAAAGTTGTATCCAGTACGCAACTCTTGACCGCAACGCTCAAACGCCTCTTCAATGAGGTCGTTCATGTCGAGGTTAAAGGTCGTCGTACCGGTGGTATTAGCCATTATCTAAACCCTGCTGTTTTCTTTGCTATGGTTTTGGGCTGCGCCACAAACTGTTTACCTGCTGCCTTACCCGCACGTTTAGCTTTAGTGGTAGCTGCATATTCGGCAGGGCTAAGAGATTGTATAGCTTTCTCAGGCAAATATCGCTCACCTGTTTTCGACGAAGGCTTTCCCGACTTGGTGCGCCATTTCTGGTCACCCCAATTTTTAAGGGATTGCTGCGGCGCTTTCAATCTCTATATCCCCCACCCGCTGCTTTATAGCGTTTAGCTACAAGCTGTGCTTTACGTGCTGACCATTGCCCTGCGCCAGTGCCTTGGGTAGCCGCTGCCTTTACTTGGGCCACAATCTTCTTACGAAGGCTGGGCTTGGTGTAGTTACCCGCAGCATTTACCTTACCGCCCTCTTTGTACTGCGTGAAGTCAGTACTATCCCTACGAGGGGTTTTTTTCCCCCCGGGCATTTTGGATGGGGCGATATCGCCCATGCCCCGGCTGGGTCTCATTTTTTGTACATCCCGCCGCCGCACATAACAATAGTGCCACGGGTCTTACCACGCTCAGCACAACCATCAGCACGGGCAGAAGCGGAACCGCCTTTAGCCATGCGTTTAACAGGTTCATCTACTGGAACTGAATCTGGGTAGATTGGTGGTTTAGGGGTTGGTTTAGGCTTAGGTTTCTTAGCCACGGGCTCATCCACTGGAACAGAATCAGGATATTTAACGTCAGCCATAAGGGCTCCTTAGCACATTTTTCCACGGGTTTTACCCCGCTGGGCAATACCATCGGCGCGGCGGGAAGCGGAACCCCCAGAAGCCATCTTTTTAACTTTGCCACCACGCTTCATAGAATTGCCAGCCTCATCACTATTACCACTGCTTAAAGCAGCGCGAGCGGCGGCATTAGGGTCACGGCGCGGGGCATAGTTTTTCATAGATGCATCGCGTTTAGCCATTGCATCTTGTTTGTCCACCATTGCCTTACCACTTTGCGTGTATTGATCGCGTGGAACATAAGCTGCTGTACGCTGTAGGGGCTGCCCACTTTCGTCAAGGCCACGGTTTGCATTGTCCTGAGCTTCCATAGTCATACGGTCTTGCGCACTAGGACGAGGAACGTATACACCAGCTTTAGTGCCTTCCGGTGGTTTCATAGTTAATTTGCGCTCTCTATTCAAGAACTCCCGCAAAGAGGATGCGCCAGAATCGTCCAGTTCTTTTTGGGAAATAATACGATTTGCCATGATTAACTCCTTAGCACTTACCGCCACGTTTCATCATAATATCTTTACCTTTGGTCTTACCTTTGGAGGCAATGCCATCAGCAGACTTATGACCAGATGACAAGCCACCAGCAGCCATCTTCTTCATGCCGCCTTTTTTCATACCCATCATTTGTTTTTTGTCTAGCGCCATGTCAGCTTTAGAGCCTTCTTTCATGCCTTTTTTCTCAACATCTTTACCAGACTTCTCAAATTTTGCAAAGGGATTCACACCTTTTGTAGCCATCT